AACCCGTCGATGCAAAGCCGGAGGAAGTTGCGAACACCCTGGTCATCCTCTGCCCAGGGTTTCCACGTTTGGATATGGAATTCACGCCCGAACTTCTGATTGCGCTCCCACTTACCCACGAACTGTATGGGCACACCCGGGTAAAGCTGGATGAGCCCATACACGTTTCCCTTGGCTTTGACGTTACGGTCACCCTCGTCAAAGTTCAGGATGTAGTAGTCGTCCGAGTTGTAGACGACCGAGTAAACAGAGCCGACGAGGGATTCCGACATCTCAGCCTTTGGGTGCCTGCATGTCGTGTTCGCCCGGGATCTCCTTGCGGTGCTGGACCCAGCCTCGGAAGTTGCCGAGGAAAGGCAGTTCTCCCGACCCTGAGTTTACATCCTTGACGAGCTTGTAATCTGCGATCTCCACCTCCCTCATCGGACGTGCGGCATGCTCGAACGGGCTCATGTGGCCGCTCGTCAGCAAGCGGTTGTAGAGGGTGTAGTCTGCTTCGACATCTCGAACGCCGTCTTGGGTGAGGTAGCTCACACGAGCGCAACGTGCGCACGACAGCTTGATGAGGTTTTCGAGAGGAATCTCGGCATACTCCTCAGGACGAACATACGGAAGGTGCCACTCGTGAGGGGCAAGCTCCTTGGGTGTGCCAGCAGTGTACACCGCATCCATCATGTCGGCGATACGATGGATCTCCGGCTGAGCCATGCGGTTGTTCCGAAGGTGGAAGTAATTCGCCCACTCTGTTGAGGTGCAAACAACAGTGTGCCACATGAACGGCTCCAGCAGACGGTTGGCGATCTGCTTGTGTACATCCAACTCCTCGTTCAAGTACTTGACCGTGGCCACTGCGGAATCCCGAGCGAAGAGCCACTTCTTGACCGCATCCGCTTGCGCTGTCGGATCCAACTCCTCAGAGGCCTGCATGCCCTTCTGGTTCTTGCCCCAGTAGATCGGGATGAAGGGATCTTCGAGCACCTTGGCGAGCTGCACCTTAACGGGGATGGCCCGGCTCGATGCGGAGTTCCTGGAGAACACCCGATGGGTGTTGAACTCCGCCAACACCATCCTCGGAAAGCAGATTTCGAACGTGGTGAGACGCACCCCTTCGGCAGAGACGGAGTCGGCGATTATCTTGCAAGCGTAACTCATTTGCGGTTCCTCGGCTTCTTCTTGGGCTTGGAGAGTTTCTTGGCACTCTCTAGCTCTTTGGAGACTTTCTTGATCTCACGCCCGACATACCAGAGGGCCTTCTTCAGGTCCTCCAACGTCTCTTCTCCTGGCTTGAGCCCTGCCCGCCACAGGTACTTCAGGGCCGTCCCCGAGTTGAACGTCATGTGCTCGATGATATCGATGCACTCCACCCCAGAGGGATGAGAGTTGTAATGCCTGGGGTTATTGACCTTCTCGTACTGAGGAACACGCTTCACGGAGCACCTCCACACATGGCCACGAAAGCCTCCTCTGAGATGCAGGTCGTACCGTTCTTCCGAGCCGCCACCGCTTTGGACGTACCTGAATCCGGGTCGGCCATGACCAAGTAGGTCAGACCTTTGCCGACCGAACCCTTGACTGTCCCGCCGGCATTAGTTGCCAGGCTCTCCAGCTCCGCACGCTTACGAACAGACTTCCCCGTGAAGCAAACGGACTTGCCTGTCAGGCTGCCCACGGCCCGAGTCTTGACCCGGACCCCTGTTGAGAGGATGTCCTGTATCAGCTCCTTGTGGGTCTTCTGTAGGGCCGTGTGAAGCGCTGAGGCCCGCTTGGGGCCCAGGCCATCAATCCCCATCAAGGCCTCGTAGGTGGCCTCCTGAAGCTTCTCCACGGTATCGTAGCCAGCGTCCACCACCAGACGTATCGTGGAGGTCGCACAGAGGGGTATGCTGAGGCCACCGAGCAAGTTCTCCAAGGCCATCGGGGATGCGGCCCAGAGCGTCTCTAGAACGACTTCAGCACTCCTTTCACCCATCCGGTCGAGAGCGGCCAGTTGCTCCTTTTTAAGGCGGTAGCAGTCCGCCACAGTCGTAACCAAACCCTCGTCCACCAGTTTCTGGATCAGCGTGTCGCCCCACTCCAAGATGTTCAGCTCGGAGACCCATTGCTTGATTCGTCCGGCGGTCTGAGCCGGACAGGTGGCAACGTTCGAGCACACCAAGTATTCGCCGTCCCGAGCCGTAGGTTGACCACAGACAGGGCAAGTTTCAGGGACCTTGGCAACTGTCCCTGTGGACTTCACAACCTGCGTCACACGAGGGATGACGTCATTGGCACGCACGACCAAAACTGTCGCCCCCACATCAATCCCGAGTTGCTCGATGTAGGCGATATTGTAAAGGCTGGCTCGTGTGACCGTGGCGCCCACCAAGGTCACAGGGTCGAACACAGCGACAGGAGTGATGCGCCCAATGCTACCCACTTGCCAGGACACCTGACGCAAGGTTGTCTCCCTAGCCGGCGCCGTGAACTTGAAGGCCGTCGCACCATTCGGACGACCATGCACATCCCCTAAGGCTATCTGTGCAGAAAGGTCGTTCAGGCGCACCACAAGCCCATCGATTTCGTAGGGGAGGCCCTCACGAATCTTGGTTTCGTACTCCTGCCAAAGACGGCTCACAGCCTCGGGCGTCGGAAGAACGGCCCACTGGGGTGTCTTGAAACCCAGGGTCCCAAGACGAGCGAATTGGGCATCTTCTGTGGGAAGCTCCACACCGTCCACGATCTGGTAGGTCATGACGGTCAGATGCTCAGACCCCTTGCCATCAGTCCGTTTAGCTGTCCCAGCAGCCGCGTTCCTGGTGTTGGCCTTGTCCTTGAAGTGTTGTTCGAAGTCGGACTTCAGAAGAACAATTTCCCCACGAGCCATGAAGTGGTCGGTCAGAGGGATCGTCGCCGGCACGTTTTTCATGCGGCGTACGTTGGCGGTGATATCCTCGCCTATCGTGCCATCGCCACGGGTCAGAGCCTGGTGGAGTTTCCCACCCTCATAGTGAAGGCTGATGGATATGCCATCCAGTTTTTCTGTGACAAGGAGAGAGTCGCTTGCATGCCGTTGCACTCGTGCGGCCCAACGGGACAGTTCCTCAGGAGTGTTGACCTTCTCCAGAGAACCCATCGTGTGCAGGTGCCGAACTTTCAGCCACTCTGATTCCTGCGGTACGGGGGCTCCTATATCCTGAAGGACAGGGTTGTCCGCTTGAAGTTCGGACAACTCGTCCCGCCAAGCGTCGTAGACCTCATCGGTGACGCTTGGCTGTCCGTTGTAGTAGTCTTCGCTGGCTTTCCGACACTTGGAAGCCAGCTCGTCTATTCTGTTTCGGAGCAGTTCCTCTACGGCATCCATGCCCCGGCTCTTTACACCGGGGCACTGTCATAAACGCAGGAAATCAGCCGCGACGAACGATATTGAAAGGTACAGTTGGCAGGTCGGAGGGCATGACTCCGTGGACCTGCCCTCCACCCGCATCTTCGACCATCTGAGCGAGCTGAGCCAGACCTTCGAAGGTCGCCAGAGTAAGACGAATCTCCTGGCCCTCATAGGACTCGAGAAGGCCCTGCACATCTTGGTACGTGGCCCCTTCAGCCCCGGGCGTCATGATTCGAAGGCGCCCAGTCATCGGATCACGCTCGATCACACCTTCGAGGATGTGACCGAGCGCAGAAGGGTTAGGAGGCACAGGCTTCCTCCAAGAGTTTCTTGAGGTCCGGGTCTTGGGCCGCAAATTTGAGAAGCGGGACCAAGTTCACTACAGCACAATCATGCCCTTCCTGAGGCATCAGAACTAGGAAGGGCGTTCCTGTGCCGGACACGACAAGTTCGGCGTGGGTGGCGTCGGAGCAAGCCTCCGGCACCACCCTATTCTTGGCTGCCGCCATATATCACCGAATCGGGCAGACGCCCCCGGCACATTCCTCGACTTCCATGTCCCCGTTCTTGACCAACGGGTGCTCGTGATTGATGAGCCCGTACATGCGGTGGTACGTCAACTCGTCGATTTGCTCGTAGGGGGCTTGAGCATAGCCGTGGGCCTTCGGAAGGCAGCTCGTGCTCTTGAGACTCGGGACGTACTCTTTGAGACAGGTGGCCAGCTCTTCGCGCTCCGTCTGCGGATCGAAGTTGAGGGTGGCGCTGACGGCGTTGTCTGCCCACCATTCCTGCACATCCTTCTGGCGCTTGAACTGCTCTCGCACCGTCTCGGTCTTGGACGACGTCTTGTTGTGTGGGGCCTTGGTCGGAAAGCTGAAAACCCAGGTGTGTCCCGACTTGTCGTAGACGTCCTCTTCGAAGGGGACGCCCGCTTCCATCATGGCTCCTGCCATCGGGTCGTTCTTGGCAATGCGGGTACGACGAATGTAGTACTCCGAGTGAGGGGCGTGGATTCCCGGAGACGATCCGTTCAAGAGGCTGATCGTGCCGCTCGGTTTGACGGTCGTGACCGTGATGGGCCGGTTGACACCCAATTCGTCCGCGTAGTTGTCGGCTTCTTTGCGGCAGACGCCGAACCACTTTGCCAAGGTCTCGGGCTTCCAGTCGAAGTCACACAATCCGCCGAGACCCACACCGACGCGCATGTTCTTCAGACCGACCTCGTGGCTCTTGGGATCCAGAAGAGGGGTCATACGCTGACGCACCGCATACCGAGTTACGAGACGGAACGCAGCTATCGCGTCGGTCTTGTTCTCGAACTGCGCCGGGAAGACCTCAGCCAGGTTGCAAGCCTCTCGGTCGTGAAGCGCTTGCTCACCACAAGGATTGACACCCTTGGCACCGGGATCCGTCTTCCACACGAGCGGCAGATTCAAGATGCCAGGCTCACCGAACGTGATGTTGTCTTCGACCAGCGCATGCCAATCGAAGTTCTCGATCTCGTCCCATGACGTGAACACCAGGCTGTTGTTGGAAGTGTGGCGATGGCTCACCACCGCTTCGAAGTCCTTCTTGGCATCTCTGAACGCCTGATCGCTGGCTTGACCCAGCACGATGAGGGCCGAACGACGCACGTTGCCACTCTTGATGCACAAGCCAATGTGGTTGGTGATGTCCAAGCACTCGACGCTCGTGAGCTGACGGCCAGCTGCTCCTCGAATGATCCTCCACGTAGCACGAAGAAGATTGCTGAGCGGGCCTGGACCACAAGCTATGCCACCAAAGGTCTTGATCGGGCGACCCCGAGGACGAACGTCCGACACATCGACTACCAAATCACGTCCCTCGTAAGCGGCCGTGAGAACACGGCGTAGGGCCGTGACCCATCCGTCTCGGGAGTCCTCTACACGGTAGACCGGAGTCGACCCGTTCAGGAATTCCGGACCCTCCGGAGTGACCTCACCGATGTTCTCGTGACCCTTGCTGCACCAGATGGCGAAACGGGCCGGAGCACCGCTCACTATCGGCAACGAAGCGATATCGCTCAAGCCAACGCCGACGCCGCCACCCAACATCAAGCGATCGGCTGTCCAACACCAATCGTCAGTGCCGTACAGAGTCGTGTACCAGCAGTTGTAGCGGGCATCCGCCGGGATACCCTCAATCCCGCCAGTCCAAAGACCACGCCCAGGAGGAAGCGCCTGTCCTGTCCAAAACAAGTGGAAGAGGCTTTGCGCCTCGGCCTCATGCACACCAGGAGCCAAACCGATGTTGCCTTCGACCACACGACGGATGGTGTCCGTCCATGTCTCCACACCGCCACGGCAGTACTTGGTCAAGTACGTCGAACGAGCCAGCAGAGACTTGAAAGGGTCTCCTTTGCGTCGGTACTGATCCAAGAAGTCTTCACGAAGGCGCAGGGTTGTGGGTTGGGTAGTTGTAACGATCTCCATGGGCTCCTCAAGCGGCGATAGACAGGACAGCCAATTCGACGAGGGTCCTCTTCGAAGTAGCTGAGCCTTTGACTTGTGCATCCAATCTACATAGGTGCTGCATGTGCCTCAAAAGCGAAGGGACAGTGTGCTTTTGAGCCACGGGGATGATGTTCTTCTCCACGACGAACTTGTGTAGATTGAACCGGATCCCCAAAACAGTTGACGTGTCGCCACGGTCCAGCATCTGCCGAGCGACAAGTGTTCTTTCGACGGCCTTCACGAGACCGTAGGTAATGGGGACGGCAGCGCCATCACCCATATAAGTGAAGACCAGCGAGGCCTTGTACATGGCCCGCTTGGCGTCTTTGGACACCGCAAGGTCACCCACCTCATAAGCCTCAGCAGGACGATCAGGAGAGATCACCGTGTGGACGTGCGCCTTGGTGATCGTCTCCCCTGGCTTGATCAGGTAGCTCAACTTGCGAAGCTCATTTGAGGCCGTTCGCAGGTTGTCACCCAAATAGGTTTGCAACAGCTCAGGCACACCCTTCTCAAGCTTGAGACCCAGGATGGCCGCCTCGTCGATGTAGCGGCTCACAACCTTTTCGGTTTCCCACGATCGGAGTCGTGGGTATTCGACCGAGGTGCCCTTCTTGATCGCGGCATTCCAGACGGCAGAGGCCTTCTTATCCCGGACAATGACCAGGATCAGAACGGACGT